GTAAAATAAGCCCACCGTCTAAAATCATCCGCCCGCCTCCTTGTAAACCCGTGTCCAGTGGGCATTCTTCCGTTTCCCGCCGTCAATATCATACGTCACCGTGATAATGTACGGTCCATATTCATATATCGCCTTGCCCGATGTTTCCCCGTCAATGCGCTCAAATGACAGACAAGGGTATTTACAGTATATATCCCCACCGCTGCGGAAAAGCCCATCGCCCAGAGACTTGACAGCATACTTAGCCTTAGCCACTGTTCACCGTCTCCTCTCCGTCGGTCAGCACAACACCCTGATACTTGGTAAATATCATTGCACCGCTGACACCGAGCTTTAGGCGTGCATCAAGGTCACGCAGATTTCTGCCTCTCACTCCGATCTCCGAGCCTGACGGCTCAGGGTTTGATACCTCGGCAAAAATGCCGGCAGATGATTTATCCGCCGTAAGAGATCCCGCACGGTATGTTCCGCTCCCCTGGAAAATGATGCGCCCGCCTGTGGGCGGTATCGCCGATAGCCTGCACCGCTGACAGCTGTATGCCGTGTGGGTGTAGGCCTCTGCCCTGGAAAATATCTCGCTGCACCCTGCCTGGCTTGCGATGTCGGATTCAATGTTTATGCTGTCATATTTTCGGCTCGCATCACCCGCAACATAGATGTTGCCGCTGCCGTCCACACACTTGACGCCCGTTGCCGTAAACTCGGTGCCGAGGTCAAGTGCCGTGTGCTTGTCGCTCGGGATATCTCCCGAGGTGCTTCCGTAGGGCAAAAACTGCAGGTTTTCCTCGTCGGTTATGTACCAGATCCCGCACGCCGCTGTCGATATCTCGGTCAGGATATCAGCACACGTCACTCCGCTGAGCTTGCTCTTGGGGTACGTCTGCAGCCATAACGGTATCCCTCCGAAGCCTGTAAGTCCGCCTACCGTGTTGACGATAAGCTGCATTACCGTCCCTATCGGCACGTCCTCTTCCACGGAGCTGTCAAGGGACGAATAAGGAAACTCCTCGTCCGTAAACGCCATGCGGTCAAGGCAAGTCACCGTAACTATACCGTCAGACTGTGTCCTGCTGTCAATATAATACTTAGGCAGCCCCGAAACGCCCGTAAGCACCACCTCCGCCGCCCTGTACGCATTAAACGGGGCAGGTGTGGCAAATGTCAGCTGAGATGTGCATATCCCCGACGTTCCCAACCCGTCAACAGCCTTAGTCACCGTCACACTTCCGAATTTCTCCACATTTCCGCCTGCTGCTGTAATTACCAGGCTAAAGACCGTCGCTGAGCTTAGTCAGCGATGTCGCAGTGGCTGTAAAACTCACTGTGTACCATTTCCCGAGGCTGTTTGCCGAGATAAGCTCCGCTCCCACCCCGCTTATTTTCACCTGCCCGGAGTAATCGGGACAGGTGAGCTGTATAATTCGGGGCTGTAAAAGTTTGAGCAACGCCTCTTTGTCCGCCTCGCAGAGCTTCCCGACCTTAAAAGTGGCCGAGAAACGTGTGCCCTTGTATTCGGTAAACGTGGAAAAATCGTAATTTTCAAAATTTTCCTTTTCTTCGTTTTCCCAGGACGGCGTGTATCCGTTGAGCAGGTCCCACTTGGTCGTCCCCAGTGTGATCTGATATCCGCCGTTAAAATCCTTTGACATTACTCCTGCACCTCCTATCGTGCATCAGCCAGCTTGCCCTTGCGGATAAGCTCATCAAGCGTACACTTGATAGCCTGCTTGCCGGCTACGTTTATTGTGATCTGCATATTACCGCTGTACAGATTTGTACCGCCGTAAGACACCGCCGCTGTCCCGGTCGCCTGCGCCCCCTGACTGCCTGCCGCACCCGAAGATGCAGCTACCGCCGCTGCAGTCTGACTGCTTGCGGTATAGTCCGCCGTCATGGTCCTCAGGCTCCCTGCCGATGCCATGGTCTTGTTGATGCCGTCAATATACGCCTGCGCCGTTTCAACGCCCTTTTCATAGGCGTTTTCGGGCATATCGCCGTATATCTTTTCAATGCCCTCCTTGGCCTGCTTGTCGGCCTCTGCCAGGTCGTCAGCGACCTCGCCCTTTGCAGCTTCCGACGCCTCAGCGAGGTAAGCGTCAACGTCCTTGTAGTATTTCTTGCGCTGGCTTTCACCCATTTTCAGCAGTTCGGATATATAGCCCTGCCGCTCCCCACTGTCGTAGGAAAGTGACATCACCTTTTCCATAAGGTCGTCCGAGATACCCGTTTTCCTGAGCTTTTCCAGGTCCTCACGATACTTTTTCAGCTCCTTGCGCTGCTTCTCAAAGTCGGACAGGATATACCTCTTGTTGCCCGATGTGTCCGTTACCGTCTCGTCAATGAGCTTGGCAGATGAGATTATTTTCTTTCTTGCCGCTTCATAGGCTTTCGTAACGTTCTCATAGTTCTTGGTTATCTTGTCGCTTATCTCCTTGGAAGATTTTTCCCAGGCGGTCATATTTTCTTTGCGTATCTTCCTGTCATAGTCAGCTATCTTGTCGGACGCATATTTGGAAATGTCTATCTCCTTTTGAGCAAGGTCGGCAGTCATTTCCTCATACTTCTTGTTAAACTCTTCCCGTGTTATCTCCTCATCAGTGAGCTGCTTCAGAAGGTCGTCAAAGTCCTTTTTTGCCTCAGAGGTCTGTGTCTTTTTCTCCTCTTTCTGCTTCTTTTCCGCCTGCTCACGGGCTTTCTTTTCGGTTTCGGCCAACTTGTCATAGTGCTCTGTTACCTTGTCATATAAGGCGTGCCATTCCTCATTGTCATCGTCCTTATATTCCTCCAGAAGAGACTTTCGCCCTTTCCAGTATTCTTCTTCCGAAATTTTATGGGTCTTATATTCATGCTCCAGCGTTTTAAGCTCCGCTTTAAGCGTGTCCATCTTCGACGTTACCTGATCTGCTGATTCATCAGCCGCCTGTGATGTGGCATCTGATGCACCCGCCATGGCATCGGCTACCTGTTCGCCCGATTCGCTTATGCTTTCCGACGCCTCAGCCGATGAGGCGTCCAGCTCGTCCGCAAGCTCCTTGTATGCCCCTGTCAGCTCTCCGTTCTTGGCTTCCAGCTCATCAAGCGCCGCCTGCAGGCGTGCGTCCGCCTCGTCCTGTGACCCCAGTACCTCATAGCCATCATCGGCAACTATCTTGTCTGCCCATATTTCCGATATATTCCACTTCTCTGCCGCTTTATCAAGCGCTGCTTTGAGGTTTCCTATAGCCTTGTCTGCACCGCCCGTCCAGTCATATCCGCCAAGACCATCAACAATGCCGTTAACAATAGCCTCGGGCACACCGATGATAATTTCATACGCTGCATCTATCAGCGCCGTACCAAGCTTGGCAATGATCGTGGGCGCTTCCTGTAAAAGCCCGGGCAATGCCCTGAAAAGCCCCTCTGTCAGCCCCTCAATGAGCTTGATGGCGGCATCGAGAATAACGTCTATGTTGTCCAGCAGCGATTCTGCTATTTTAACAACAGCCTCCACAGCCGCAGGGACCAGGTCGGGCAGCGCCTCGCCTATGCCGTCAGCCAGGGTCGTAACTATAAGCACAGCACCGTCGGCAATAGCAGGCAGTGCCTCTGTAAGCTTCTGCGCAAATGCCGTAAGCAGCTCTACCGCCATGTCTGTAATGTTCGGCAGCTGTGCTTCCAGCCCCTCTCCCAGTGCGGCGATTATCTCCTCCGCCATTCCCGCAACCTCGGGAATAACCTCGGGAATAGCCTCAACCAGCTCCTGCGCCACCTGCGGAAGAGCATCAGACACTGCCTGCAATACAGGCATTACGTTATCCTTTACACTGCCGAACGCATCAATAACATTCTGCGTCAGATTGACGATATCAGCCTCGGAATTTCCCAGCCCTGCCATAAGGCTTTCTATCGAGGCGGTAAGCAAACCGATAGAACCGCTTACCGTTTCACGTGCCTCACGCTCAAAGTTGCCCGCATACTGCTCTGTATTCTCAAAAAAATACTGCATGGCTATTTCAGCCTTCTGAGCGTTCGAGGCACTGTCCCAAGTAACATCCAATCCCTTTGACAGTGCATATGCCTTTAGTGTGGTTGCGTTCATGGCAACACCCAGATTATCCATCATGGTGTAGTTGCCTTTTGCCGCTCCCGTCACTGCCTCCAATGCCGCAGAGGTTTCAATACCCATAACAGATGCCATATCCGTGGCACGCTGCATAGCCTTTTCGGTAAGCTCCAGCGACTTCTGCTGTTCCACGCCCGAACCCTGGAAGAGCGCACCCATCTTGTTTGCCGTTGCCAGATATTCCGACTGGGACGTTCCCATGGTCTTATATGCGTCCTCGGCAGTCTTTTTGATGCTTTCCGAATACTGCCCGAAAACAGCGTCGGCACCGCCCAGGTTCTGTTCCAGCTCTCCATAGCTTTCTACAGAGGATTTTCCCAGGTCGATAAGTGCCTCTGCCGCCGCCTTTGCGCCCTCTGCCAGTCCGATAATAGCCTTGGAAGTGATTATGGCCTTGACCGTGTCCCCAAATCCGCCTACAGACTGGGAAGCGTTCGGAGCCTCATTGCCAAGCAATTTTAACTCAGCAGTTGTGTTTTCAATCTCACGCTGGAACTCCCTGTATTCTTCCCCTGAAATATTGCCATTCTCAAATGCGCTTTTCATTTGTTCCTGCGCATTTTTAAGCATTTCAAGCTTGGCTTTGAGTGCATCTGATGCAGTTTGTAAAAGCTGCATTTTCTGCCTGAACAGCACCGAGGATTCTCCAGTGGAGTTCATAGCCGAGCGGACTTCTTTAAGTTCGTTTAAGGCGTTTGTGTAAGTCTTATCGAGGTCGGCACTTGAACTTTTCAGCTCTTCAAACGCATTACTCTGCTTTTGGGCAGCGTTTGCCGCCTGCTCATTTGCCTGCCTGTACTCTTTTATGGTCCTGCTGCATTTTTCTATTTCACGCTGATATTCTCGGTAATCACTGTCGGATATCTCACCTGCATTAAGAGCCGCATTCATTGCTTCCTGCTGCTTCGTCAGCTCTGCCAGCTTCTTCTCAGCCTGCTCGGCAGACTGCTTCAGTACCTCCATTTTCTGTGCTGCAAGCATGATATTTTCCGGGTCAAGCTTAAGTGCGCTGTTTATCTGCTCCATCTCAATTTTGAGTTCTTTGGAGCTGCTGTCGATTTCTTTTAAAGCCTCCCTCAGTGTGTGAGCCGGATTTTCCGCTGCCTTTTGAGCTTCCGCCAGTGCCTGCGCCGAGTCCTCTGCCGCCTTTTGAGCCTCATTCTGTGCCTTTGTAAACTCTCTTACAGTCCTTTCGGCCCTTTCAATCTCCCTCTGATACTCCCTGTAATACTCAGCGCTTATATCCCCGTTCTGCAGAGCCTTGTTCATAGCTTCCTGCTGAGACTTCAGTTTTTCAATTTTTATCTGTGCTTCCTTTGCGGCATCGCCCATGACTTCAAGTTTCTGCGCCGCAAGCACAGCATTTTCGGGGTCAAGCTTAAGAGCGCTGTTTATCTGCTTAAGCTCCGAGCCAAGCTTCTGGGAAGCATTGTTTATATCCTTCAGCGCCTCGTTGAGCGCCGAATAGTCGGCACCTATCACCGCCGTAAAACCGAATTTTTTTGCCATATTCCCTCCGAAATAATAAAAGGACAGCCGCCGAACTGGTTGACTGTCCTTTCCCGGCGTGCGCCGCTCTTAGTTTTTATGTTTCCGAACCTGGTGTGTAAACAGCATTACCGGGCTCATGCTCGGATATTTTGTACAGCACACCTGTTGTATCAATAGCCTGCGCCGCAAAATTGCAGGCAAGGGGCGTTACAGCACTGGGCTGGAACCCGATCGTAAGACCCGTGATGTTTTTCGCCAGACTGTAAACGCAGATATCACCGAACTCGGTGTCGGGGTGTACAAACAGGATATCGTATTCGCTGTCGTCCTTGTTTGCAATACCGCCCATGTTGGTAAGGGCTATCTTTTTTGTCGTGTTTGCGGCAGTCTTGGAAAGGGGGTTGACCTTTGCAATGGTCGCCGCATTGGCGTTAAAAAGCGAAAAGGAAGCATTTGCGTCCTCAGACTGCAGGTCGTTGACCTTAAGGCGGCCCATATCGTCCTGATCCTGGAGCGCCGTAATATTTTCGTTGAATGTGATGCCGTTTTTCAGATATCCCAGCTCGTTTTCAGCAGTAGCCAGAGCACGCACAAATGTGTCGATAGCCGTTGCCTCTTCATCGGTCATGCTTGCCATATCGGCAACAGCGGGATATGTGACCGATGCTGTGTGCTTTCGGCAGAATATGTAACCGGAGCCTTTGAAAACTCTGTTGTTCATAGAAGATGCCATTTTATTCTCTCCCTTCTCTTTATCAGATGCTGAACTCTATCGCCGTCAGGTACAGCCTGCCGATGTCGCTGAGTCCCTCTTCTTCGTTAAATTCGCCTGCAGGTATCTCGCTGTATATAAGGTCCTGCAGCTCGTCCCTTAAAGGATCCTTCTTGTACCTGGTGTACAGTTCTATCCTGTAGGTCTGTTCCCTGCTGAAAATTCTTCCCATATCAGCAGCTTCGATCCTTGCAGCCGGCGTTAAAACCAGACAATAGGGCGGATTTATCTCAGCGGGGAACTCCTCCGCCGCTGAGATGCCGAGCCGTTCTTTTATCAGTTCAACGATTGCCTCTGCGCTGATATCGTACATCAGGTACCACCCTTACTGTCGTCTGTGCCGCCCGATGCAGATGTATCGGTCTCTGCGGTTTCCGCCAGTGTGGTAACGCTGTAGTGGAGCGCCGCAAGCTTGGAAATGTCAAGGGTGATAAACGCATTGTTATCCAGAGGCATTCCGTTGCCGTAAAGCCTGATAGCATAAACACGGTTATCCTGCATAAACTGTACGCTGTCATCGTACTCGATTTTGCCGCCCTTGGAAGTACCCAGCGCAAAGAAATAGCGTTTGCCGATACCCAGATAAGCCTTGCCCTGAGGGCATTCCTGGGACTGTACGATCTTTGTGGGCACGGGGAGCACGTTGTTGATATATCTGCCGTCAGGGGACATGATAGTGGTGGCAGGCATGATTATCTTGAGATAATCCACGGGATTGACCACCATGATAAGGTCGCTGACAGTGCGTGCCAGACCCGATTCACTGTTTGTTGCCAGCTTTGAGCAAAGCTCTCCGTAGGTCGCAGGGGAGAAGTCAGGCACCTTGATAGCTTCCTTTTCGGAATACACCCCTGCAGTGATAACGGCATTTTTGCCTACTACACGATTGATGCCTACAGGCTCGTCCTTGCCTGTGCCGCAGATGATAGCCTTTTCCATGCCGAAAGCCAGCGCCTCGGAAAGGATAGTGCGCACATACTTGTCCAGCCATGCGGGACCCAGGTCAAGCATAGCCTTTGAAACAGGGATAAATGCCTGGAGCTTGTACATGCCTGTGTCGATCTCGTCAATGCTGCCCTCCAGCTCAGTCTTAAAAGCACCTGTGAGAGGACCCCAGACCGCAAGCTGAATGCCGCCCTTGTTGACGATCATCTTGACCTTGCCGTTTGTGTTGATAAATCCGATAGCGTCGAGGATAGGGTGCTGCTGCACCAGATCATCGAATACACTGTCGATAGTGGTCTCAGGCATTGCAATTTCGATGCTGCTCAGTGCCTGTCTGTAGTCGTCCGATCTCAGCGCTGCGATCACCTTTTCCCAGTATTTGGTTTCGGTGGAGGTGAGCTGACGCACACCACGTGCCGCAAGAATGTTGGAGTCTGCGACCGCTCCCACTGCAGCTGCCTGTGCCTCGCTGATAACAGCCTGCTGGATCATCTCGCCGAACTCAGCCATAGCCTGTGCCGCCTGCGCCTCGTCGCCCGACTCCATAGCCTGCTGAAGCTTTTTAGTCATCTGTTCACGCTCTGCCTTTGTAAGGTCGGCAGACTGTGAGCCCTGTGTCATATTGCTTGGCATATGTATTTCCTCCTTTTGTTGTTTTCTTTCTTTCGTTTCGGTAATTTCAGTGTAGCATAAAAAAACGCCTGCGCTTTAACAGTTTTCAGAGGGGCATAAAAAACATCACTTTATCCCGTCTGCCATGCCACGCATAGCAGCCATTACAGCAGAGCGGGTGCGCTTCTTCTTCTCTCTTGCCTCGTTTTCAGATGCAGCAGAGGAAGCCCCATTGTCATCTCCCGACTGCTCCAGCGCTTCAATGCGCTTTTTAAGCATGGATATTTCGGCCATTATCTTTCCTGCCTGCTCCACGCCGCCCATCATGCACGCAATTCTTGCCGCCTGCACGGGGCCGCCGCCCTCTTCGTCTTCCTCTGCCTCGCCTAT